CTTCTGGAGAGTCGGGGCAACGCACAACGAAGCGAGCAAGAGCATCCTCGAGTGCAAGACAACGCAGATGCAGATAGATGCAGACGACCTCCCGAAGCATTGGTTCTGCCAGCTACAGATGAACCTCGGAGTGGGCGAATACAAGGACGGAGCACTTGCCTGGCTGACAGCAGGCAGGGAGTTCGGCTACCGTGACATCGACTTCGACCCCGAATTTTTCGGATGGATGCGTGACGAGATAACCAAGTTCTGGCTTGACTACATCGTGGGCAACCAAGAGCCACCTGCATACAGCGCACAAGACGTTCTCCTGAAGTCGCCACTGCACAAGGCAGGAAAGGAGATTGAAGCCACAGCCGAAGTCGGGGATATGCTCATCGAGTTGAAGGAAATCAGGGAGAAGGGCAAGGCACTGGAGAACCGACAGAAGGAGATTGAGGACAACTTGAAGCTGTTCTTCGGGGACGCTGAGAGCATCGTGGACGGAAACGGCAAGACGCTGGCAACGTGGAAAGCACCGAAGGCAAGCGAGAAGTTCGATGCCAAGGCTTTTCAGAAAGACCATCCCGAGGAATGCGCTGCCTACATCAAGCAGGTGCAGGGAGCACGAAGATTACTCATTAAGTAAAGGCAGGGCTTATGGCTAGCGTTCCTTTATCGAAAACCGACCTAATGAATATAATTTATCAACTGGAGAATTATATTTCCCTAGGTGGGGAAGTGACAGCACCGACCGACACAAGCCAGCGGAACAAAATCCGGATGGCTACCGTGCTCAAACGGAAGCTGGAAAAGAAACTATCATTATCAGAATAAAACATCATGAGTGATTCATTTATCATATACACATCATATTTAAAAATCTTCGAGCAACTGACCGATGCACAACTCGGGCAGCTAACAAGGCACATGCTTTCTTTTGCTAAGACTGGCAAAGAACCTTCAATCGAAGATCCTATCGTTAAGTTATCATTCGCATTCATCAAAGATGATATGGAGCGAAACCAGCGTAAATACGAGGAGAAGTGCGAGCGACTCCGTGCAAATGCACGAAAACGCTGGGATAAAAAGCAATTGGATTCAGAAGCAAGCGAAGACATGCAAAAGCATACAAAAGTATGCAAAAGCATGCAAATGCATACAAATGCACAAATTGCAATGCATAATGATAATGAATATGTAAATGATAATGTTGATGATAATGATAATGATGTTTCTAAAGAAACAAATAATATATTAGAACCTTCTAAAGAAGCTTCTATGCAAAGTTTTTCCGAGAAAAACGTTTGCGCTGCAGCAGAACCGCAAAAAAGTTCTGAGAAGAAGAAATCCAAGAAAGGCGAAATCGACTACGCAGCCATCAAGGACTACTGGAACGAGCAGCACGACAAGACCAACAGCGCAATGCGAAGGCTGACGCTGATGACGGAAAACCGCAAGGAGGCAATCAGAGGAAGGCTCAAGGACTGCAAGGGAGATATTTCCAAGATTTACCTAGCCATCGACAAGGCTATGGCTAGCGACTATCTGAACGCAGGGCACTCCTGGGCATCGTACGACTGGGTAATGACAAGGAAGTATTTCCCGAAGGTGCTGGAGGGCAACTACGACAACACCAAGCCAGCAGCAAGCCAGCAGCCGCAATCGGCAGCAGCCAGGGCGCAGGATCCAGCGGCAACGGCAAGACCGAGCATCGGTGAACTCTACGAGCAAGCCAAGCACCAGCAGCAGCCAGCGAGCCAGCAGAGTCAAGATGACAAGTTCCGGTGGGTAATCCAGCAGAACCTTGCCGACTTACAGAAGAATCCACGCAATAAGCCAGCTAAGGATTCGCTGACAAGATACTACGAACGTGGAGTTCTGCAGCGGCTGGGCATCGACTGGAAGCCCGAAAAATAACGAATGAGGGCAAAAATAGCCGCTCTGTGGCGTTTTCACGCTTCGGGCGGTAAATTATAAGGCAAACAGATTTTAAACACTTAAAACAAAAGAATTATGGAAAAAGAAGTAATTGTAATTAATGAACCGGACGAAATAGCCAAGGGTTTCGAGGAAGGTACGCTTCTGAATGTAGAAGGCAAGGTTCTCAAAGTTAAGAATGATACTTGCGACGAAAGTTGTTGCAATGTTTGTGCCCTTGATAAAGAGGAACTGGGCGAGTATTGTGCTTGCGCATTTTGTGCCGAGTGTCACTTTATAGAGATTGAAAGCCATGAATGAGTTGTTTTTCCACGAATGCAGAGCCGCAGGGCTTGTATTCAAGACCTCAGACGACTGGTTCAAATGGCTGACCGATAACAGCTACGACATCAAGAAGCCGGTCGCAGAGCACGAAGGCTTCCAATACAACATTAATGATACTTGCATCAATCCGCACATAATCGAGTATGCCGTAGAGGGTGCAGACAACTGGGGATGGAAGGTAATGACCGCCAACACCCAGTTCGGCTGGATATGGGGCTACAGCATTCAGAAGGGAAAGCACGGGTACGACAGCCCGGCAGGCTACCCGAGTAGATATGACACTCTCAGCATCTTCTACGGTAATGAGAAAGAAGCGGTTCAAGATGCTCTGACCTGCATCATCAGAGACCTCGAGAAGAATGCTGGAACCAAGAACACCAACCTCCTTCTCTGGGCGGCTAAGAAGAAGCGGGCAGACATCATTCATCCGCAGCAGGAACTTTTTAAATAGTTATCATAAACCGTATTGGCTATGAACAGAGTTGATATAAAACTTGTCCGTGAGTGTGGGCTTCATCATCTGTCAGTTGGCGACAGAGACATCTGGCTGGCAGATGATGAGGTAAAGGCTCTAGAATGTATCCTAAAGGATTACAATGCGGACACAAACAATTTTAAACGTAGTTGAAAATGAAGAAGATAGAAATCATCAAGGACAATCATCATCATCACGTATTCGTTGGCAACACCGACTTTTGGCTCGATACAATGGAGCTGATTGAGCTATACAAGAAACTCGGACAAGAGAAATTATAAACAATAAAAAACATTCAGACAATGAAACAGAAAGATATTGATATTTACGAAATACTCAAAGATGAAGAGCGTGGTACAGAGCTATACACGCCAATATGTGGAAGGGTGTGGCACAGTGGAATAGCAAACGACAAGGACAGTGCGAAAGCAATCTGGACTGAGGACGAAGCTGGAATAGAACACTTTTTCGACAAGAACGGAAAAGTCTCTAAAGAAGGAGAAGTTCTGCTCTTCCCTTCTAACGAAATGAGAGACTGGGGCAAGTTATTCAAGAAGGGAGACGTTCTTGTCAGTAAAGACAGAGAAGTACATATTATCTTTGAGAAGTTTGAGGATGATGCCTTCACAAAATTCAGAGGCAAGTATTATCTTTGGAAAGAATGTTATAATGAAGAAGTATTCCAAATGGAAACTTCTGTATTTGAGAAAGCCAGCGATGATGAAGCCCAGACCTACATCAATAACATCAATAAATGTTTTGGTGGAAAGCTGAACCGTGAAACTCTGGAGATTGAGAAGACGGAGAAACTTACGTTTGAAATCGGAAAACTCTACGTCTTCAATGAGGATGATGAGGACGGAGAGCTGACAATCATCGGCAAGCTCATCGACAAGGACGAAAGCGAAGATACGCTGACATTCGGCAACCAGTACGAAATCGAGAACGAGAAGTTCGTGACCGACCAAGCCTTCGACCTGCGAATCAGCGTGCACGATGAACTGCGAGAAGCAACAGAGGGCGAATATTGCACGTTCAAAGAGGCTTATACCCTCTGGGAGAAGACACCGAAGAAACCGATGAAGAAGCCAGCCTTCAAGACCTTTGACAAGGTGCTGGTAAGGCTCGGAAAAGAATTCAAGTGGCTTCCTGCGTTATTCATTCGTGACCGTGGAGAGAGTTTCACCAATAGATACAACGTCCTGCCTTTACATACCGGAAAGCCAGCAGACTTCACTCACTGCATCCCATTCGAGGGGCACGAGAATATTGTCTTCACTTCCTACGACATTGAGGATTTACCATTCTAAGACGTATGGCGAGCGAATTATGCAAGGCTTGCGATTCCGGGCGAAATTGCTTAAATGGCATCTATTGCCCGGAGCGCAAGCAATATGTAGAACATCAGGTAATACTTGAATGCAATGAGCGATTTCGCAACAAGGGAGAAGAACAGAACGTACTACCAGGAACACCGGGAACAGATCCTCAGAGCCACGAAGGAATGGCGAAAGAGAAACCGGGAAAAATACCGGGCGTATCAAAAGGAGTACTGGAGTAAGCACTACCGGAACTACAGTACGAAGAACCGGGTAGCCGACAGAGCGATGCATGAGAGGAAGAAGCCGGACGTAGAGAAGGCTCTTTCAATGTTCAAGAATCCGCAGCAGGCAGCGCATCTTGCATGGCTGCTAGAAAACAAAAAGAATAATCGGTCGTGAGTTCAATAATAGAGTTATTAACCAGCGAGGACAGATGGAGATAGGCTCTCTATCAAAACAAATAAACTTATAACATCTTGAAATTACGATATGAGAGCCGGAAACGCATCTCCCGAAGTCTGACAACAAACAAAGAAAGCGAGGTGGTACATGAAGAAGTAGGAAAAAGAAATCGTTAGAAAATTATGCTTTTATTCATATTCGGCTGGCGGTGGAAGAAGGAAGAACCCTGCAATTAAGATATTCATTTTGTTATTCATTTATTTTGCACCCGCAGGCACAACTTCCGGAATCCCTGCCAGCTTTCTCTATCGCAACCGAAAAGAAGGGAAAGAAAGGGGTAGGGGAAAGATAGGGATAATAACGCATGTGCGCACGTATATGCGCACGTAAAGGGTGTTGGTTGATAAAACCACACAAGCAAAATAAAATAAACGCTTATACGCAAAATTTGAACGAAAAAAAGAAAAATAAAACGAAATGGAAAAAGGAACAGTTATAATTGGCATCGACCCCGACAACCAAGAAAGTGGCGTCGGAGCAGTCTTTGACGACAAGAAGTTTCTTGCCTATAAGATGAACTTCCCAGCTTTGATAGATTACCTCAAGGCTATGAACGAGAGTTGCAAGAAGGTTAAGGTCGTTATTGAAGGCGGCTGGCTCAACAAAAGCAACTGGCATGTGCTTAATCGGTTCATGACAGCAGTCAAGGCAGCAGCAATCGGACGCTCTACCGGAATGAACCATCAGACCGGAATCTTGATTGTCGAGTGCTGCAAACACTACAATATCCCCTGCGAAATCATCAAGCCACTAAAGAAGTGCTGGAAGGGTAAAGACGGAAAAATCACGCAGGACGAAATTGCTTATTTTGTAAGCGCAGGAGAGAAAATGCCGAGAATGAACCAAGACCAGAGAGACGCACTTCTCCTCGCATGGGTCTGCGCAGGATACCCGGTCAGAGTGATGCCGAAGAAACCACAGACAACCCTGCAGAAGACCATCAGAGCCTTTGATGGATAAAATAAAACGAAGTGTTGGAAAAAGTTAAAAATGGGCAAAGAGCGAACAATTAAAGCAAAAAAGTAGTATCTTTGCGCCAGTGTTTATCAGATAAGCACGTATTTCGAACTTAAAACAAGAAGAAAATGAAAACAGAAGAAATCGCACTATCGAGGGTCAGCGAGAATGAGGCGAACCCTAGAGAGATAAGTCAAGCGAACTTTCAGAAGCTTGTGCAGAGCATCATCGTGTTCCCACGAATGTTGACCCTGCGCCCGATTGTTGTTGATGAGACCTTCCACGCATTGGGTGGAAACATGAGACTGAAAGCCTTGCAGCACATTGTCACGATGGACGAAGCAAGCATTCAAGTAAAGCTGGATGCAGAGCAGCGTCTTTCCGATGAGGAGCAATCCGCATTGATGGAGTATTGGCAGGGATGGCAGCAACAGCCAACAGTTACCGTGGTGAGCGCATCAGACTTGACAGAAGCACAAAAGCAGGAGTTTATGATTAAAGACAACCTATCTTTCGGTAACTGGGACTTCAACGACCTTGCGAACCGATGGGACAGCGCACAGCTTCAGAACTGGGGTATGCCAGTCTGGAACCCAGCACCAGTGGAAGCAAGCAGCACCAGCAAGTGCAAGAAGAAAGGCAAGGACGACCAAGAGGGCGACCCAATCGCAGGGGAACTACCTCCTGAAATCGAAGGGCAAGACTTAACTCCTGACGACTTGCCTACGATAATGGGCGATGGCGTTTTGCCACGTGAGAACGTAATCATTCACTACAAGCCAGCCGATGAGCCATTCCTTGCCAAGTTGCTGGGAGTTGATCATATCGACCGCATCGTCTGGAACTTTGATGAACTGAAACCAAGACAAGAAGGAAAGGAGGAAGACAATGGAGAAGAATAAAATCGAGAACATCAACCTGCACGACCTGGTGGAGAACCAAGACAACCCACGCAGCATTGAGCCACAGCAGATGCAGAAACTCGTTGAGAGTATTCTGACGTTTCCAAAGATGTTGCAGATGAGACCAATCGTCTGTAATGAGAACCGAGTTATCCTCGGAGGAAACATGCGCTTCCGTGCCCTGCTCAACATCGAGCAGATGGAAGACGAAGCTATCAGGAACGCAATAGAAGCCGTTGCCGTGAAACTGACCGATGGAGAGAAGCAGCAGCTTTGCAGCCACTGGGAGAAGTGGAAGGCAGAACCAAAGGTCGAGGTCGTTATTGCTGACAGCCTATCCGAGGAAGAGACGGACGAGTTCATCATCAAGGATAACGTCTATTTTGGCAGCTGGGATGAAGAGAAGCTGAAGGGAGCATTTGACGTTGACGATATGCAGCGATGGGGATTGAACCCCTGGGAAATCCAGCAGGAAGCCACGACCTACGAGCCAGCAGAGGACGAAGAACAGCGCATCATCATCGTATACCGCAGCGAGGACGCACAAGCCGTGGCAGATATGCTGGGACTTGACGCAATCGAGAAGCGCAACTTTGATGTGGACGAACTCAAAGAAAAAACCGAATAGTCGGAAATTTAGCGTTTAAGTCGGAGAAACGTTTGAAATGGATAAACTATCCGCTCTGAACAATTCAATCCGGCAGAGGCGAAATTTAACAAAAATAACTCGAATATGAGAAAGACTTGTGTTTTTATCATTGGAACCAACGCCAGCGGAAAGAGCACCGTTGCCCGAAAGCTGATAGAAAGCTTTGGTGGAATCGAAAGCTATTCGAACGGAATAAGCAGCACCAGGGATGGAGTTGCATTTGCAGGGCGATACGATGTTAAGTACGGAGGTGTTGACAATCTGAACGGTACGACCATACTTCGTGACATCGTGAAGAAGGCACTGGAGAGCACCGACTGCATCATTTGCGAAGGGATGAGACTTAAATGCTGGGGTCCGAACTTGACGCACGCAATGTTCAATGCGGACAGACAGATTGTAATCTTCTTATACGCACCACTCGAAGAAATCCAAAAAAGGCTCGCAGAACGGTCGAACGGAACGTTGAGCAAGGATATTATCCGGGGACAGCGAGAATCGGCACACTCGGCAAAGAAATGGCAAACTGCGGGTTGTGACGTTGTAGCGATAGACACCACGAAGCAGACAGCAGACCGAATCGCAGACTTTATCATCAACAAAATAAATTCATGAGGATATGGCAGAACATTATGGCAACACGCCAAGAATAACATACGAGTTTCCCGACTGCTCAATGCCAATGGCTTTTGATACTTACAATAATTGCAGCTTTGGCTGTATGTATTGCTTTGCTCAGAACCAGCGAGGTATTGGCAGCAAGAAGAAGGAATACCTGCACAAGGAGGTTAAGGACGTGAGCGTTGAACGCATCAAACGAATGTTCATTGACCCCGACAAGCACGGTGGAGACTTTGCGCCATACATCAAGGCTCGAAAGGTTATGCAGTGGGGAAGCATGAGCGACCAGTTCGACAACTTCGAACGTAAGTACGGAACGACACTGGAACTTTTGCGCTTCTTCAAGGATATAGACTATCCGCTTTGCTTCTCGACCAAGGGTACATGGTTCACCAAAGATGAGCGATACATGGACTTGATCAGAGGGCAGAAGAACTGGAACTTCAAGTTCTCAATTATCACCAGCGATGAAGAGAAGGCTAGAGTAATAGAGCGAGGGGTGGAAAGCCCACAAGCAAGACTGGAAGCCATCGAGCGCATCGCCAATGCAGGGGCAGGAGGTGCAACGCTGAGACTGAGACCCTTCATCATCGGAGTGAGCACGCCAACGTACCTCGACCTTATCAAGGAAGCATTCAACAGAGGGGCTACAGCTTTGAGCACCGAATTCTTCTGCCTGGAAACGAGAAGCCCGACATTGAGGGAATTGTTGCCTACCATCAGCAAGATGGCAGGTTTCGACATTCTCGCATTCTACAAGAAGTACAGCGTACAGTCCGGCTATCTGAGACTGAACCGCAAGGTCAAAGAACCGTTCATCAGGAACATGAAGGAACTGTGCGACCAGCTGGGAATGCGCTTTTATGTATCGGACGCACACTTCAAGGAACTTTGCCACAACGGAAGTTGCTGCGGATTGCCGCCAACGTGGAACTACAGCAGGGGGCAGATGTGCGAAGCACTGAACATTTGCAAGCGCAAGGGATACGTGAGGTGGAGCGACATCAAGCTGGATGCAGAGATTTTCTTGAGGGCGAAACTGGATAAGGCGATGAACATGGGAACGCGTGAGAAGAGCTCGAAGTATTACACGATGAGCGCAGCCGACTACATGAAGTGGTGCTGGAACAATCCGCAGGCAGCGCACTCGCCATACAAGATGTTCGAAGGGGCTATGGTACCAGCTGACGAACGAGACAGCGAGGGAAACATCGTATACAAGTACAACGGAGCGAAATTTTAAATCAAGAATCGTATGCCACAAGGTAATAACAACAAACATCGAGCGCAGAAAATCGACATCGAGAACCGCTTGCAGATTATCGCACCCCTATACCGCAAGGGATGGACGGAGCGAGAAATCACGGTAGAGGTGAGGAAACGGCTCGACAGACCGAAATACAATCAGGCTCACTGTGACATTCAGCGGTTATTGAAGGAGTGGAGGGAAGAGAGACTGACCGACACAGACGAGAAAATAACCAGCGAGGTGGCAAGGTTGAAACTGGTGATACGTGAAGCCTGGGACGCATGGGAGAAATCCAAAGCGGACTATAACAGCAAGACACAGACACAAGTCGGACTGCCTAACAAGGATCCAGACACTGGGTTGGTAACGATGGATACCGTCAAGGCGATAATGTTCGATGCTGAGAAGCGAGGACTAGGAGACCCAAGGTATCTTGACATCATCCTAAAGGCTGAGACGCAGATTTGTAAGCTGCTCGGACTGGATAAGGTCGTGATCGACCTGAACGCAGGATTCCAAGGCGGCATCGAGGTACGATACATCAACTCGGGACACCAGTGCGCATCCAGCGAGCAGGAAGTAATCGAGCGAGAAGGATTGGATAAAGAATAATTTTTTACCATAATTTTGTTTTAAGTTTTATTGTTTGAAAGTATGGCACTATTTGACGTTATTGGTGAACTGTATGACCCGAATGCGGACGTGAAGCCGAGATTCCTTGTGAACCAGGGCGGCACGTCCTCGGGGAAGACATACACCATCATGCAGCGTCTTATAGTGCTTTCTTTTGAGCATCCGATGGCAATTATCACGGTGTGCGGTCAAGACCTCCCGAACCTGAAAGTGGGAGCCATGCGAGACCTCGACACCATCCTGCACTCAAGGGCAGAGTTGCTGGACTGGTTCAAGAATAACAAGAGCGACAGCAGCTACCGAGGAAAGAACGGCTCCATCATCGAGTTCAAGAGTTACCAAGATGCGCAGGATGCGAAGAACGGAAAGCGAGACTATCTGTTCGTGAACGAGGCGAACGGTGTGCCATACGAAGTATTTTGGCAGCTGGCCATCCGAACACGTAAGCAGGTATTCATCGACTACAACCCAAGTGCAAGGTTTTGGGTGCACAACAACATCATCGGCAGGGATGATTGCAGATTAATCCTGAGCGACCACCGAAACAACCGATTCCTTACTGAGCAGGAACACAAGAAAATTGAAGAGATTGACGACCCCGAACTGTGGCGAGTTTACGCAAGAGGACTGACCGGAAAGATAACCGGGCTTATCTTCACCAACTGGGGCATCGTTGACAAGCTGCCACCAAGGGAGGAGTGGAAGATGGAATGCAGGGGTATGGACTTCGGATTCACCAACGACCCAACTGCGCTGGAGCACGTTATATTGGCGCACGGAGAGTTATGGGTGGACGAAGAAATCTACCAGCCTGGAATGACGAACGATGACATCGCAGACCGATGCAAGGAGCAAGGACGGACGAAACGAGACCTTATCATTGCAGATTCGGCAGAGCCTAAGAGCATTCAGGAGATACACAACCGAGGGCTGTGGATAATCGGCAGCACCAAGGGCAAGGACAGTATCAACAACGGCATCGACATCTTGAAGCGTTTCCGCATCAATATAACAAGACGCAGCCACGGCATCATCGGGAACATGCAGCAATACAAGTGGAAGAAGTCAAGGGATGGAGAGACAACGAACCAGCCTATAGACGCATTTAACCACGGCATAGACGCAATACGATACGTAGCCTTAAAGAAGTTATCCGTAGCGAGCCATGGAACGGCTAGGGCGCACGTATTGAGACAAAGATAAGACAAAAATATAAAGCGTATGGATAAGAACACGACATTCAAGTACTGGCTGGCAGTTGCTCGGCACACCAGCTACAAAATCGGCAAGCAGCCACGACCAGCGTTTGTCGGAGGAAAACAAGTACCCGACAATCTCAACCAGCTATCAATCGGACAGCTGATTGACCTTTCCCAGCTATCAGACAGCGAGGAAAGTCTGTATCAGATAGTGACAACCGTCCTCGGTCTGAGCCACAAGGAAGTGGAGCAGGCTAGGGCGGTTGATGTCGTTATGCTCATCGGCTGGGTAACAGCAGAGGTGGAGCGCATCAACAAGCTATTCGAAAGCACAGACACAGCGAAGCCAACACGACTGGAGAAGGAGGCAGGCATCGATACCCTGCGGTTCGGACTGTTCGGCATGCTCGACTGGTATGCGGTAAGGATGGGCATCAGCGACCACGACCAAGTATTGAAGACACCATGGCTTCGCATCTACAAGTGCATGGAAATGGACAACAAGAGAAGCGTGTACGAGCGGAACCTGCAGAAGTTGCAAGCGGAGGAAATGAAACGTAAATCTAGATAATTATGGCAACAATCAGAGAGACATTAAAGCAGCTGGCAGCAGACACGCTACCAGACTACACCTACCTATTTGAGGACTGGGACACAGCGGACACCAAGCTGGAGAAACTGAACTATCCTGCAATCGTCTGTATCATCCCAGCCAGCGGCACGACAGAGATACGCAACGGCAGAGTATACGACACCGTGAACGTAGCCCTGGCGTATCTCGACACCGTACCAAAGGGAGCGGAAGGCGAAGACAACGGAGAGTGCATCGACCGAATGAAGGTGGCAGGGGCAAGGATGATACGAGCCATCAACCAGTCGCACCAGTTCGAACCGCTGGAGGGGCAGCAGTACTACGAGACCATCATCGAGCGGCTGAGCACGATCGTGTCTGGCGTAATGTACTCCCTTCAGCTGACACAGAGCATAGGAGGGTGCGAGGTATGAGCAAGGGAGGTATTCAATTCGACCCCAAGGCGGCATCGCTCATCATGCGTGAGGAAGTAGAGAGAGCACGGCAACTTATCATCAACCACATACGTATCAATGGACAGAACGCATCGGGGCGCACCATAGCGAGCCTAAAGGTGGAGCAGCCCAGCGAGGAAGAAACCATCCTCTGGGGACACAAGCCATTCGGAGTTCTCGAGACCGGACGAAGGGCAGGAAAGATACCGTACGGCTTCCGTGGCATCATCCGGCAGTGGATGAAGGACAAGGGACTGCACGGCAGACCTATCCCCTACAAGACCAAGCGACAGCACAAGTATACACCACAAGAGCGTGGCGACATGAGCATGGCAGGAGCCATCGCCCACGCCATCGCAAACAAGGGTTCTAAACTGCACCGGACGGGCGGCAGGGCTGACGTATACAGCAACGTTGTGCCCGACACGATGAAACGGCTCGGGCAGAGGCTTATTTTCTTAATCCACCAGTCGGTGGGAAGTATCAAACTAAACAATGAGACTATATGAGACAGACAACGAACAACGGATATTCTTTTTTCTATCCCGATGAAGTGTGTTTCGCCTTCTTGCCTTGCATCATAAGAGCGAGTGGAAGCAACCTATCGTGGATTGAGGTAATAATAAGATGGGGTAACTCAGAACGAGCCTACAATGTGGAGGCGTTCAACGGAAAGTGCATTACAGACTCCAGGACATACGTACAAGCCTTTTTCGATGGACGCATCAATGCAGGCGTGGACTGGACGTTGAACTATGACGCCAGCATCTTATCCCGGCACATAAGTGTTGAGGTTAACGCATACGATGACAGAGACGGACAGCTTGCGAGCATCGAATTCAATACGAACGTGGTATGGGGTGCGCCAAGGTTCGGGGAGACATGGAACGGCTACAAACGCCTTACGTGGTTCACCAACTATCCGTTCTCTTTTGGTATGTATTTAAGTAAGGCGAACACCAAACTGCTAATCGGTTACGAGGGAGCACCCAACAAACTGCTGGAGATTCCGACCACCGACATTATAGACTTCAATGCAATCATCTTACCGCGCGGTGCAAGGTACTGGAACATCTACGACTACGATGGAGAGATTCAGCAGGGAACTTTCGACAATACTTACGACCTTACTTTCAGTCTAGCCACCGGTGGCAAGCAGTCACTATTGCTGCGCATCGACAGAGACGATACCGAGAGCGGCATCTATCTGCGTTGGATTGACCGACACGGATTCATCCGCTATTGGCTCTTCGCGTCTGGGGAGGAAACGAGAGAGATTACCAGCGACCTGAGTTTCATACGCAACAATCTGGGCGGCTACAGCGACATATACGGCTACGTTGGCGACAGCGGAAGAAGGCAGGGATACGAGCGCACGGATTCAATCAAACTTTGTGCTCCGTTGGTTGACAGTGATACGTTCGATATGCTGCAAGACCTAGCCAGCAGCCCAGTCGTTGACATGTACCTAGGGGGAGACTGGAAGCAAGAGGAAGACCAGTGGACGAGCGTAACAATCAAGGCAGGAAGCTACACGAAGAGCACAGCATGCTTGCAGGATTTCGTGTGCGAAATGGTAATCAATAACATTAACGTTCAGAGATTATGACAGACCAGCAACTTTATATAGACGGTGTTTTGATGGATTTGCCGGAGAGCACCGATGTGGTACTCGACATTAAGAGCAACCTTTTTCGTGACGTCACGAAAATGACATCGAACTACACGTACACCATCCAGTTGCCACGGACGGTGCACAACCTTTCAGTTTTGCAGCAAGCGGACAGACCGAAGAGCGGCAGCAGATACCCTTTTATTTTCCACCAGTGCAGTTATTTCCGTGGAGGTGTGCAAATTATCAAAGACGGACGATTGAACGTGCTGAGCATCGAGGAAAGCATCGAGGTATCAATCTACTGGGGTATTATGCCAGCGTTCACGAAGCTACTGGAGAGCGGAATGAAACTGAACGAACTGGGAGTGACAGACAGAGTGCTTTTTGAAAAGTACAACAAACCAAACACCAGGGAGGAAGCCGTGAACAATGGAATATTCTTTGCTTATTACAACCCATACCGAATTGAAAGCAAAGATAACTTTGGTATTAATCTGGTGCAGAGGAATAAGTATACCACGACACAATACTCGCCTAGCCGTGGACGCATCAGAACTGGCACAGAGGTAGGGAAATACATCAGCGGAAAGATAGAGAACGCATCGGACACGATTTGTGCTCTCATCCCCTTCTTGCCATCATCAACGGCAAAGGTGCAAGCGCAAGGAAAGGGCGATTACAGAAGCTATGCAGTACTGGATAAGTACATGCAGGTTATATCCGTGAGCGGAGAAGATGAGACGCTGGACGAATATACCATCAGAGGAGAGGCAAAGGCTGCGTACCTTGTAGTGAATGCACCTGCCGAATATTACAGCACTCTGTCGCTATCAGTTACCGGGCTGACACCTATGCACGAAATGATAGATGGTGATAATAAGGAGGATTTCGTAGGCGATGATGTGGCGGTGGATGAATATAAAACGTCCCCAAAATTCTTGCAGCCATGTGTGACCGTAAACTGGCTATTGTCAAGGATAGCGAGGAAGTCGGGCGTATCTTTCGTTTGGCAGGATGATGAAGCAAAGAAGATGTTGAACAACCTTGTTGTGCCTATCATCAACAACAAGGCAGACGACAAGACTATCATCGGTGATCTGACCGCAGACGTCAAGAGCCGTGACGGACTGGGTGCGCTTTCCTTTTCCGTCAACAACTCATTGACATCAGTCACACCAAGCACTGGCAGCGATGTACAGAAACTGACGATAACAAAGGATTGCGAGCTGACCTTTGATGTGCAAGTGCAATACTACGTCAGACATCAGTTTGAAGACGCAGCGGAGATTCAGTTGCCTATGGGCGTGAAAATGACCGTGACAACACCAAGCACTACTGGAGGTGAGGCATCCACGCAGGAATACGAGTTCGGAGATTTGAAATACGAGGATGGGCAGGTTAAGTACCCGGTCGTACTACGCAGCTATGCTATCGATGGCTATCTTTATTTACTTTCGGCAGGAACGAACACAATATCGCTAAAGAAGGACGATGTACTGACGTTTGAGACTATCATGCACGGAGTGAACACAGTCAACCTGCCATCAGTTTATGGCGGCAAAATCACAGCCAGCGTCAAGAGTGGGGACAGCGTACCGATTGGGGGAAGTTTCCCTATCGGCATAAACCTGCCCGAAATCGAGGTAACAAACTTCATTAAGTTTCTGGCTTTGATAACTGGCTCGTTCCCTAGGCAACTGACCAACAGCACGCAAGTGCAGTTTATCATGTTTACCAGAGTCTGGGCAAACAAGGCGAATGCCTACAACTGGAGCGGAAAACTCATTCCGTATGATCGCCAAGGCTCGCCACGAAAAAGCGAGTATTCCGTTTCCGACTTCATGCAGCACAACCGCTACAAGTGGAAGGAAGACGAAGAGACAACCGGGGACTATGATGCAGACCTCGCAATCAGCAACCAGACTTTGGACTATGAGCAGGACACGTGGACGCTACCTTTTGCAGCCAGCGATGACAACCGCATACCGATAAGAACACTGGATTCTTTCGGCATGAAGAATGGTGGAGAGTATAAGGGATGCAAGGAGCGAATAATGACGCTTAGGGATGATAAGGAGCAAGCGGCACTGAGATTCGGTATTGACCTTCAGAACATATTCGATACGAAGTACAAGCAGCTTGCAGCAAGCATCGCCAGGGCGCACGTAATCACAGAGCGGCTCAATCTTTCGGACTTGGATATTCTGGACTTTGATGAAACGAAGCCAGTGTACCTTGCACAGTATGGCGCATATTTCGCAGTTCTCGAAATCAAGACAACAAACAGCGGATATTGCGAGGTTACAATGATAGAGTTGAACAACTAAAAAGAACGAACTATGGTAAGTGAAGACAAACAGCAGATTCTTGACATCAAGGTAAAGTACGAGGATGCAATCTATGGCATCATAAGATACAAGGAAAAGATAGACCAGTTGAAGGCAAGTATCAAGGACTTGCAGCAGCAGGAAAAAGACAAGACCATCACGACCAACGAAATGAAGGTGCAGACGGAAGCCATCAACGCAACCATCAAGGAGTACCAGTACAATGTGCGTGCCTTGCAGAAGGAGATCCAGAACAACGTGCGCACAGAGAACGAGCAGGAGGGCAGCTTGAAGCAGCTGCGTGCCCAGCTTTCCAATGCCACCAAGAAATACGATGAAATGTCGAAGGCAGAGCGTGAGGGAGCGAAGGGGCAGGCACTGCAGAAACACATCAATGAGATTACCAACGAACTTAAACTGGCAGAGGAGCAGACCCAGCGATACTACCGGAATGTGGGTAATTACTACAACTCAATGCTCGACCTTGCAGCCGACCTCCAGCACGTTGTACCGATGGGTGGCGGTGGCGGTGTTGGCGAAGGCATCAGCGGCTTTACGAACACTGTAGTGAACCTAGGGCAGACAGTCAAGGGCATCATCCCTAACATCAAGGCTTTTGGCTCAACCCTTCTTGGATTGGCAACGAACCCGGTGTTCCTGGGATTGGCAGGAGTTGCAGGCGCAGGAATGGCATTCAAGTGGTGGTTTGACTACAACAAGGGCATCATGGAAGCCACACGACTTACGAAGGAGTTCACTGGCTACACCGGGGAAGCATTGGAGACGATGAGGAACAGCATCGCAGCCACAGCGGACACGATGGGAAAGGATTTCAATGACGTGCTCGCTACAGCTGACAATCTCATGGCGAACTACCACCTATCTGGCGAGGAAGCGATGAAGGTTATCAACGATGGCTTTGCGAGCGGTGCAGACCTGTCGGGCGATATGCTAAACAAGATACAGCAATATGCGCCTACCTTCCACGATGCAGGTATCGGTGCAGACCAGCTTGTGGCGATATTGCAGCAGACACGAAGCGGCATTTTCAGCGATAAGGGTCTAGACATTATCACGATGGCTAGCAAAAAAATCCGAGAAATGAGCACAGCAACATCTGCAAGCCTTGATGCTATCGGTATATCCAGCAAGCAGGTGCAGCAAGACCTGGCCAACGGAACAAAGAACACCTTCGACATCATCCAGCAGGTGGCTTCTAAGATGAAGGACTTCGGAGCGGACAGCCAGCAGGTGGGCGATGTTCTGAAAAACGTCTTCGGTAAGCAGGGAGCGGCTGCTGGTATACAGCTTATCGAGCAGCTAGACACGATGACAACGGACATCGAAAAAGTGAAGAAGCAGACCGGAGAGTGGGGAGAGACGCAGCTGGAGAACATCAAGCTGCACAAGGAACTGAACAGCTACCTTTCGTCAATGTTCGATATGAGCCAGCACGGATTCGAGGAGATGATCGAGAAGGGCAAGATGTTCGGCACGAAGATTCTCATCCAGATAATGAAAGGCTTGTTCAACACCATCAACTACTTCATCGACTGGTACAATGAAAGCCTTCTGTTGCGAGGGATAATCAATGCGCTCGGCACAAGTTTCCGCTTGATGTGGAACGCAATCAAACTCGTATGCAATCTCGGAATAGACGCATTCAAGAGGATGGGCTTTGCAGCCAAGGGCATGCTTGATATTCTCGAAGGTATCGTGACTTTCGACCTATCCAAGGCACAGAAGGGATTCAAGGAGATATTCGACATTTCCGGCACTATCAAGGAAGCATGGCACGACATCAAGAACGCTGGTATCGAGATAGGCAATTCATTCGCAGACGGATTCGAGAACACCGTCCATGGAAGACTGAACCACCTGAAACTTGCGAACCTGGACGGTGGAGCGACCAGCAGCGAGCCAACGAACGGAAACAAGGGAACGACACCAGCAGCCAAGGGCAGCACTGCCAAGACCAAGGCACAGATAGCCAAGGAGAAAGCGGAAGCCAAGGCAGAGGCAGAGCGCAGGAAGAAGCAGGAAAAGGAATTGCAGGCACAGATTGCACTTATCCAGTTCAAGTACAACGAGCAAGTAATGGACGCAAAGAAGCGATACCTCGCAGGTATGTACGACAACGAGCGAGACTACAGCAACGACCTCGAACAGCTGGAGAAGGACATGGTGGCACGAAGCATTGACGCATACGTGGCGGCAGGGCAAATCGGAGCAGACAAGGCGCAGGAAATGCAGGCAAAACTTCTCGACATCATGATTAAGGCGAAAGCAGACTTAAAGAACCAAGCAAAAGAGATTGTGGACGAAATCAACAAGGAGTTCGAGGACGCAGAGAAGGCACGCAAGGATGCGGACATCATGAACGGTGGCACTGGAGAGGAAGACGATACAGCCAAGCTGGAGAGATACAAGGCTTTCCTAGAGCAGAAGCTGGCAATGACCCAAGAGAATGTTGAAGCGCAGAAGCAGCTACAGCAGGAACTACACGATACGACTTTGCAGTTGCAAGCTGACGAAAACAAGAACAAGCAACAGAAACTTCAAGAGCAGAACCAAATGATAGCCGATTACATCGGGGCAATCGGTGATGGTTTATCTTCGTTTTTCGAGAGCCAGGATCTGACCTTTCATAATTTCCTCAAAACCATGCTGACAACCTACCTAGATGCGATAGAGAAGCAGATGACTGCGACTTATGTGCAAATTCTTGCAACTAGCATTGCAGAGGGCGGATGGGCAGGAGTTGCAAGTGCAGCAGCCAAGCTTGTTTTAATCAAGGCAGCGTTTGCAGCAGCCAAGGCAGCAGTCAAGGGATTCTCCACTGGTGGCTACGTCCAAGGCTCGGGCACTGGAACTAGCGACAGCATCCCGGCAAGGCTTTCCAATGGCGAGAGCGTAATGACCGCCAAGGCGACTTCGATGTTCAGCCCTATTCTCTCGGCATTCAACCAGCTAGGCGGTGGCGTGCCTATCGTAGTAAACAACGGAGGCAGCAACATCGGCATGGATATGCTGGCGGCAGCTGTAGCTAGAGGGTATCAGATGGCTCCACAGCCAGTAGTGAGCGTTGAGGAAATAAACCGCACCCAGCGGAGAGTGCAGACGATAGAGAATATCGGCAGGATTTAAAGTGTAGTTATTTCTTTAAGATTTGCGTTCTGAGCGGTTTTCGCTTGAAGGTGGTAAAGTTACACACCCAAGACAATAAAAGCCGCTTAGAGCGCAAAATTTTGGCTTGTTTAGAAAAATTAACTGCTTATGAGATAAACATATTGAAAAATATCGTATCTTTGCAGCGTTTTAAAACTTAAAAAATCACGATTCAATGGCAAAACTCAGAATATACAACGACATCGACAGCCAAGACAATAAGTTCTGGTATCAATGGTGGGGAGGTGATTGCGTATGTTTTCAAGACATAGATGCTTTTGCAGCAAGCATACCGAAAGACGATGATACCATCGATATGCGCATCTTCTGCAATGGCGGCTCTGTGGTCGAAGGCTGGGCGATTTACGACCGACTGCGGCAGAGCGGAAAGAAGATTTCCTGCACCGTTGAGGGCAAGGCAGCATCCATGGCAACAATCATCATGCTCGCAGCACCAAAGGAGAGCCGCAAGGCATACGAGAACGCTGCCTTCCTCCTGCACAACCCATGGGTTCCCGGCTGGTGTTTGGGCGACCAGATGAACGCAAAGGACTTGAAGAACCGGAGCGAGGAAATGCAGATGTGGCAGGATAAGATGGTGGACGCATACGTAGAGCGGTGCGAGTGCGACCGGGAAGAAATTCAAGCCTTGATGGATAAGGACATCTTCATCAACACGAGCGAGGCTTTGCGCCTAGGTCTTATCAGCAGCACCGTTTCAGCACTCAGCGCAAGCGCATCAAAACGCAACATAGAAAATTTTATTAATTCAAAACAACAAAATCCAAAAGCAATGGAGAAGAAAACAGAAGTAAAGGCTTCTCTCCTCGACAAGATTCTCGCTAAGTTGGGCGTGAAGACACTGGAGGAAGCAGAGCAGGCGGTGGCAGAGCCACAAGCCAAGGCAGAGCCAAAGGCGATGGAACTCAACACAGCAGACGGACAGACACTGACCGTAGAGCGAGAAGAGGGAGATCCACAGGTTGGCGACAAGGCAAGTCCGGACGGAACGTTTGAAATGCCAGATGGCAAGACAATCGTTGTCGAGGACGGTGTAATTACCGACATTCAGACCGCAGACAACACCGACAATGAGGGCGGTGAAGGCGGTGAGGGCGGCAGCGCATCAAGCACCGACAACGACACCGTAGCCAAGTTGCAGCAGCAGGTAGCAGCACTCAAACAGCAGTTGAACGACACCAAGGCACAGCTGGCAAGCGCGCAGAAACTTGCGAAGAGCAAGGAAGACATGCGCATCCTGAATGCCGTGAAGATGGCAGGCGGTGCTGAGAAGGTGTTGGCAGGCTACAGCAGCCACTACCAGCCAGCGCAGAGACAGCCAAGCGGCAAGGGCGCAGGCGACAACGTGAACCCAGTCGAGGAAGGCAAGAACGCTATCAAGGAGAGACTTGCCAAGCTCCACAAAAAGGGCAAGAAGTAATAAAGTATTAACCCATTAAATCAAAAGAAAATAATGGCAGGATTTACAAAACAGCAGCTTGAGAACCTTAAACTCGAGCCGGAAAACCTCGCAAGCATCAAGGATGCCGTGCAGGAAACCTTCTACAACGATGAAGACTTCTCTTCATTCGTGAACATTCAGAAGGTCAAAGAGAAAGACCCTATCGCTCTTCTCGGAGAGATGGAAATGGTAGGTAAGAAGGGTGGCGGTTGCGACCCTACCTATGAAGAGAAGGGTATCGCCAACTCTCAGAAGCGTTGGGAATTCGGACAGTGGGAGATTCCTATTAAGATTTGCTACGAGGCATTGAAGGGAACCATCGCTGAGTATTCATTGAAGACTGGTACAGCCATTGGCGACCTCACCAGCACCGACTTTATGACAATCTATGCCGATGCACTCCATCGAGCCATGCTGCAGATGATTTGGCGTTTCGGCTGGTTGGGTGACAAGGAGGCAGCATTGGCAGGTGCAGGTGGCGGCAAGCTGACAGCAGACTTAGATGTCAGTAATTTCAACGTCTGCGATGGTCTCTTCAAGCGCATCTTTACAGCCACAGCGACCAAACATACAGCCATCGCAGCCAACAGCGAGACCACGGCAGCATTGCAGACTTCTGCATTGCGCAAGAGTGGTGCGGCTACTACACTTGTAGACACCATCTTGATGGATGCAGACACACGTATCGTAGACGACAGCGATGCCGTATTGCTCATGACACGCTCGCTTGCTGACGCATTGACCTACGACCTCAAGAAGACCTACCACGACATTATGCCGTGGGAAAAGTTGTTCGATGGCTTCGAAGTAGCGACCTACAACGGAGTGAAGATTGCACGTGTCGGCATTTGGGACAGAATGATTAAAGCATACGAGAAGGGCGAGACGACAATCAACCTTCCACACCGTGCGGTATTCTGCAATCCGAAGCACCTTATGATTGGTACAGATGCAGACAACCTCATCAGCGACCTCGACATCTGGTTCGACCAGAAGGAGCGCAGAAACTATCTCTATGCTACCGGTAAGATTGGCACGGCTCTCCTCGAAGAGGACATGATCCATGCAGCTTACTAATCGCTCCAAATTTTCAGTTTAGTATTAAGTTATTTGACAATCCTCAACACCCACAAAACGGTGTTGGGGATATAACAATTAAAAACGAATTAATATGACAACAACTTGCGAGAGCCTTATCGCCCAGGACATCATCGTCCCTTGCGAAGACCAAGTAACAAAGGGACTGGAGGGCGATGGACTTATCATCAACCGAGACGACATCGACTTCACTAAGTCCGTTGTAGCGGGCAATATAATTAAAACATTAGTTTTGAAGACTGGCAAGAAAGCATACGCTATCCGGCAGGAAGGCAGCAAGCCATTCACTGGAACCAAGACCGAGCTGACCGTTGGCACGTATCGCAACAGCTGGAAGAATACCGTAGCAGTCGTGGTATTGGCAAACACACCTGACGTTTGCGCAAATATCATTGACGGACTGGCGAACGGAAAGTTCGTTATCATCCTGCGCAACCTCTCAAAGGGAGCGGACGGAAATGCAGAGTATCAGGTGTTCGGATATGCGCAGGCACTGAAGGCAAGTGCAGGCGAGAACGACAAGTATTCTGATGACACGGAGGGCGGCTGGCTTATCACGCTGGAAGAGGAGAGCGTACCGAAGGCAGCGTACTTCTTCTTCGACACAGACAGCGAGACCACAGCAGCCAAGTATAAGAGCCTTCTGACGGAAGCAGCAGCGTAGCCTATGACATACAAGGAAGCAACAGCCAAGGTCGGGGAGTTGAAGGCACGTTTCGACAGTCCCTTTGATGCAACCGACAAGGCAGTTATCGAAACTCTATATTTCGAGGTAACACGAAAGCGGTTTGTTCCGACAACCTGCCAGCAGTGTTACCACGATGCTCTGATAGAAATATATCTAAAACTCAAAAAAGAAAAGGCAATGCCAAAAACATGTAATTACGCAATGAAGGCAGGTTTCATCATTTCCTGCCCGGATTTCTACCATGGTAAGATTTTCACTAATGAGAACTTGACCGACAAGGTAGCGCACGAATATCTGACGAAGTACCCACACATGGAGAGCTACTTTCAGAAGATACCCAGCGAGGAACTTATCGAGAACAAACAGCAGCCAGCAGGCAGCGACAGCGGTGCAGATGATACCACCGGGAAAGATCCTGCCGAAAAAGCAGCAGGCAGCGACAAGAAGAAAGACCTCGACCAAGCCGAGAAAGCAGGCAAGGAAGAGTAGCAAAACAACAAGTAAAACGACACAAGCAATATGAACGTCAAGACAGTTAAGAAGCCAAAGCGAAGGGTTGATGTTGGCTACGTCAGCCGATTCAAGATGCAGGCATACGGATATGATAATCTTTATCCGCAGAACCTCGCACGCATCACGGAAGCCAGCGGAACGGCAATGCTCTGCCTCAATCGCTACGCCCGATTCATTGAGGGCTACGGCTTCGATAGCGATGTTATCGCAGCGTTAGCCATGAACCAGCAAGGGGACACGGCAGACGATTTACTGCGGAACGTAGCGCAAGACCTCGCACGCTTTGGAGGCTTTGCCCTTCATGTAAACTACAACGTTCTAGGGCAGGTGTCAGACGTGCATCATGTACCCTTCGAGAACTGCCGACTGGAAGAGACGGACGACAAGGGGAACGTGGCGCACGTCTTGCTGCATCCCGACTGGGAACAGAAGAAAACGAGGAACGGAAAGCGGTTGATGGTAAACGAGAAGACTATCGAGCGCATCAACGTCTTCAACCCCGACCCCGACATCGTTTTTGAACAGATTGAAAACGCAGGAGGCATCGACAGCTACAAGGGGCAGATTCTGTGGCAGAGCCTAGACGGACAGTTTATTTATCCTACATCCAGCTACGATTCAGCCATCACGGAGATTTCGACCGATGAGGGACTGGGAAACGTGAAGATGCGAAACGTCCGCAACAACTTCCTCGTATCGTGTATGCTCGTAACCAAGAAGGGCGTGCCGAAGTTCAACGAGGAAGGCGAAGAGGTGGAGAGCGGACAGATGATTTCCGATGAAGACCTTTTGCAGTTCCAAGGGGACGAGAATACAGCGAAGATTCTTGCGGTCGAGGTTGAGAACGAGGAAGACGAACCGAAGGTTGTTGCTTTCCCTACGAAGAACTTCGACAAGGAGTTTTCCGTGACAGACAGCAGCGTTATCGAGCGCATCTACGCACAGTTCCATCAAGAACTCTTCTACTCAATTCGTATTGGCAAGCTGGGATTCAGCGGACAAGTTATGCAGGACGCTTACGAATACTATGCCGGAGAGGTAACGACCGAGCAGCGTTTCATCGAGCGAGCCTTCAAGAAGGTTCTGAATAGCTGGCACGACCCATCCATTCAGAACCTAGACCCGAAGCTACAGCCGTTGAAGTATATCAGCAGCGAGGCGGGAAACAACACCATCAAAAACGAATGACCATGCCAAAGATTGAACGTAAACCATTATTGACGGTCGAGCAGTTCAAGCAACTTGCAAGAACGACCAGCGCACACATTGATGAGGATGAGGTGGAGAAGCTTATCCGAGAATGCGAGGATGCCTTTATCTTGCCAGCCATCGGCTGGGCGAACTTCAAGGCATCAATCGGACTTTGCCCATGGGACAACACCTTCGATGATTCTTTTGTCCCCGATTTATTCTTGGACGGAGGCGAGTGGGACACCAAGGAGAGAGACGAGGACGGAAACGAATTCAAGAAGCTAAGGTATTGTAACGGTGTACGCAAGGCGGTCGCTTATTTCACGTATGCGAAGTTATTGCGAGCCGATGGAACAATTATAAGCCGTGCGGGCGGGATGCGTCACAGAGACGAATATTCCGACCATGTGCAGGACATAACCAACAACAAGCAATACAACGACATCATGGGACTGGCAGAAGGGTATTTATCCGATTGCCTATATTATCTTAAGTATCACGCAAAGAGCAAGCAGATAAGCCCAGTTAGAGGTAGTAGGGCGCATGTGCATGCGATAGGAGACTAGAGCGTATGGCAGACACAGTAATCAAGACAATTTCCCAAATGCGGGAGGTGGCTCAAAAGGTCAAGAACGAGACGGAGGTCGGTTGCAATACCGCAGACCGTGTCGGAGGGCTTTTAGAGGACATCGTAAATCATATCGGTCAGCACGAAGACAGCCTTTTAGTCCTTGGGGAAAGCGAGTATAATTCCATCAACAAGGACGAAAGCAAGATTTATTTTGTTTACGAGGAGGAATAGGTATGATTCGGGCATTTGGGCATGACATAGCGATAATACAAGCCAAGGGCAAGGTTATCGCAGCGGTTTATCGAGGAGCGAGGCTTGTTTGGCAAGCAGTCCGTTCTTGCTTCGGGAGCGGGCACTGGATAGACTCTAAACCGTGGATTGATAGCGAAGCATGGAAAAATAATTAAAAGTAATAACAATGGCAAAAGTTTATGACAACCCTATAAACCTTTCCACCAACTGGGGAGGGGATTCCAGCACTGGAAACTTGCCGGTGTCGGGCAGGCGAGTGCAGGAACTCATCAAGAATACCTTCGCCAAGAAGGGTGGATGCGTGCAGATTAAAGATAAGAAGTTTTTGCAAATTTTCGCAGATGAAGCATCCATGAGAAAGTACAATTCCAACACGGAAAAGTACGAAGATTTAGTTGTATCGCAAGTTCAGCTTCCTAACACCGGAGCGACACAAGCGACAATGAAAAATACGATATTCGTCACACCTAGCGAGTATACGACCGCTGGGCGTGCCGAGACTTTTAAGTTTAAATACTTGTCTTATTACGAGAACGAAGAAGACCTTTCTCAGATGAGCGGGTCTTGCACGGTCTATGTTGCAGGTACGCAGCGTGAGCGAATAACCTTGCGCTCTGGTAATACATACACTATAGACGTAACTAAGTACATCGGGGAGGACGTTACGGAAATCAGATTCACTATCGACAACGGGGAGGGAAGTTCTAGAAGCTATGTTTACGAAGTGACGATGGTCAACCTTATGGTATCTTCCAGCTTCGACAGCGTGACTGCATACGATGGTGTTATCCCTTTCATTTACACCCCTATCGGCAACATCAAGAAGACCGTCCACATTATATTGGACGGCAAGGAGATACACCAAGAAGAAACTGAGGTCAACAACCGTCAGCAGACCTTTGATATTCCAGCGCAAGCGCACGGAGCGCATAGCCTGGAAGTTTATCTGTCCGCATCCGTGCAGGGTTCGGAACTGGAGAGTAATCACCTTAACATTGCGCTCGTCTGTATCGAGCAAGGAAACGAGACCCCAATCATCGCTAGCACCATGGAACATATATACATGAAGCAGTACGAGACGGTTTCCATTCCTTTTGTGGTCTATGATCCACTGAACAACCCAGCAGACATTGCCTTGAAGATTAACGACTCCATCGTGGCAACCCGAAAGGTTGGCCGCACTAAGCAATCGTGGGTATACAAGGCGATGAGCCAAGGCGATGCCACCATGACGATAACTTGCAGAAGTGTAAGCAAGACATTCCCATTGGCTGTAGACAAGTCTTCTATTACATCAGAGGCAGAAACTCAGAACCTCGAGTTGTTCCTGACATCGCAGGGAAGGAGCAACCAAGACACAGACAGAGAAACATGGGAGAACAACGGAATTGCGGCTTCGTTCTCCGAAATGAACTACATAACCAACGGATGGATAGTCGATAAGGATGGCAACACAGCCATGCGATTGAGCGGTGGAGCAGCAATGACTATTCCTTTGAAATTATTCTCCAAGGACATCAGACAGACTGGAAAGACCATAGAGATTGAGTTTGCTGTTCGCCAAGTGACGGACTATGAAAGTGTTGTTCTCTCTTGTCAGCAGGGTGGCATTGGTTTGCAGTTGACACCGAACACAATATCCCTAACTTCGGAACAGTCCACACTGGAGACCAAGTACAAGGAGGACGAGCGAGTACGTGTGTCCTTCGTGGTTGAAAAGCGAGCCAACAACCGATTGATGCAGATTTATATCAACGGTATCAAGTCGCAGTCACTGCAATACCCAGCCAATGACGGATTCGTTCAGCCATCGCCTGTGGACATAACCGTAGTATCATCTACAGCCACAATAGACATATACAATATCAGGAGCTACTCTAACAACCTCAATGCACAGCAGCTACTGGATAACTATATTGCAGATATGGACGATATAGACAAGAAACTGACTATTTTCAACCGTAATCAAGTCTATGATACATACGGCAATTTGAGTTATTCTAAGATGCTGGAGCAGATACCTTGCCTTATCATTACTGGCGAGTTATCGCAGTTTAAGGGAGACAAGAAAACTGTGAGCATTGAGTACGTTGACAAGAACCATCCAGAGAAGAGTTTTACTGCCGATGATGTTGTTTTGAACGTGCAGGGTACATCTTCCCAGTACTACCCACGAAAGAACTATAAGGGGCAGTTTAAGAAGGGTTTCAATATGACGGAGAGCGGAAAGCATCAAGACATGTTTACGCTAAACGAGGAGGCAGTGTTGCCAGCAGTAAATTTCTGTTGGAAGGCTGACTTTGCCGAGAGCAGTGGCACACACAATACTGGTTTAGCTAACTATATCGGGTGGATGCTCAAGGAGGCGGGCATACAGACAGAGCCACAGAAAAAGAACTCGCTCATCCGTACGACCGTATATGGAGAGCCATGTTTGATTTTCCACAGAAGCAAGGCAGGGGAGACACCTCTGTTCATCGGCAAGTACAATTTCAACACCGACAAGAGCGCAGAGAACACATTCGGCTTTGCGGAGGGGGACGAATCGTGGGAGTTTCTGAACAACACCAGCGACCGCTCTAACTTCCTTTCAGCCGATTTCAGCGGTGAAGGATGGAAGAATGATTTCGAAGGTCGTTATCCTGACGGCAACGAAGACATCTCAAAGATGAAGGAAGTGTTTGCATGGGTAGTTTCTTGCAAGGGTAACGTTGACAAGTTCAAGTCAGAACTGGAACAATATTTCGACAAGAAGATAATTCTCTTCTATTACCTCATTACATTGGTTTTTGGAATGGTTGACCAGCGAGCGAAGAACCAGTTCCTAACATTTTATGTTGGTGGAAAGTGGATTTTTATCTTCTATGATAATGATACGGTCTTTGGTATCAATAACGAGGGCGCAATACAGTTTAGCTACGATATAGAAATACATGACATTATCGGTAACTTGAATGTATGGAACGGTGCAAACTCCTTGCTTTGGGAGCTTGTGGAGCAGGCTTTTTCTTCCGACATCAAGAAGATGTACCAAGACTTGCGTCAGAAGGGCATTCTAAGCTACGACAAGATTATCGAGTTCTGCAACACAAGACAGAGCGACAAGTGGTGCGAGAGCGTCTATAATGAGGACGGGTACTTCAAGTACGAATCGCCTTTGATTGACGGATATACTGACTATTCCACTGGAACTGCACAGACCGTGAAGACTGGTGCGTTTCTCTATGCCCTCCAAGGTAGCCGAGATGCACACAGAAGATGGTGGCTCTACAACCGATTCAAGTACATGGATTCTAAGTTCCAGGCAGGCTCTTCGTTGTCTGACTACATTACTTTCCGAACATACACACCTAGCGTGTGGGCTGGTGTCGAGCCAAAGGCAGACATCACCATCGGTGCGTTCTCGGCAATGTATGGAACTATTCGCTGGGGTAGCGTGACCAAGAGTGAGAGAATACGAGAGGGAGAAGTGAAGACTATCACTGCACCTGCTGGCATCAAGTTCAACGACACCGAGACCATTATCTACAATGCTTCTATGATTAAGACTATTGGCGACTTGTCGGCTCTATACGTTGGCACGGTTGATGTATCGAAGGCAACGAATATCACGGAGTTAATTATCGGTTCTTCCAAGGAAGGCTATCAAAATCAAAACTTCAGCGTTCTCTCGCTGGGCAACAATGCGAAGTTGCGCAAACTGGATATTCAGAACTGTCCCAACTATACCACAAGCATTGACGTGAGCGGTTGTGAGAACATAGAGGAAGTGTATGCTAAGGGAACGAAGGCTACAGCCGTGAATCTTGCTGAGGGTGGAGTGCTTAGAATTTTGGAACTCCCAGCCACCATTACCAACTTGACTTTAAAGAACCAGCCAAAGCTTGGTACTGGTCTATCAGTAGATTCGTGGAAAAACGTAACCACGCTTGTTATAGAGAATTGCCCGAATATCGAGCCACTAGACATTGCCGAGAAAATCCTTTCCTCGGACAATGCACTCGTATACGTAAGATTTACCAACATCAATGCACAGAAAGCCAATTTCGCAATACTCAACAAGCTGTCGAGCATTAAGGGTGTCGGAGACAATGGGGAGTACACTTCAATCGCATATTTGAGCGGAAAATATGTTGCACTTAAAGCAGTCGAGGAAGACATCGAGAGAATGAAGAGTCTTTACCCTCATTTGACAATCACAGCAAGAACAGTACTGAAAACAATATTCGCCACCTTCAACGTGGTAAGCCAGTACGGAGGAATAAAAGGAGCGACCGTGGAAATCAATGGTTTGACATACGACCTTTCTTCGGGAACGGTAAAAGTGCCATTGGCAGAAGGAGAACTCTACAATTACGTTATCCGATATAGTGGAGGCGAAGATAGAGGAACCATTAAGTCTCGTTCGGATACGACAATATCAAAGTCGTACAATATTGAATTTGACATAATGACGATGAAGCCAGAGTCTGACGGCAAGATGCAATTATTGGTAATGGGCACGGCTATTAAGATTTATCTGAATTCGGGAAGTATAATCACGGACTGGGGAGATGGAACAACGGATTCCGAACAATCGCATACATATACTGATGGTAATTCTTTGCACAACATCTCTATAGATTCCGTAGGCGATAGAATAGCAGCTATCTATTTTGATAATAACACTGTTTTGGCTTTTTGGGGCATCGGCAACTCAAAGGTTAAGATTATGTATTTTATGTATCAAGGAAAATTGGAATACATCACTGATGATTTATTCTACAATGGCTGTGATTATATTATTAGATTTTTCAAATATTGTGGTAATCTTAAAGAGATACCAGCCAAACTGTTTGAACCGATAGCAAATACGACATCAATGTATAGTTATAGTAATGGTGGTACGTTTCTAGGATGTAATTCCTTAAAGGAAATTCCAGCAGGGCTTTTCGACCCGTTAGTCAATCTGACTGAAGCTGCCGAATTGTTTGCCGGATGTAATTCCTTAAAGAAAATTCCAGCAGGGCTTTTTGATAAGCTTGTAAAAGTAAACTTCTATATTGCTCAAGATAAATTTGGACTTTTCGATGGTTGTGACAATCTAGAGGAATTCCCGTATAATTTGTTCGATAAGAACGTAGGAACTAGAACGTTTTATTACGTATTTAAACAAACAGCCTTAAAAGTAGGTTTTCTGCCACTTTGCAAAGATTCCAATGCTAATTATCAAGGCATCTACCAAGATTGTAGTAATATGCAGAAGCTCATTGCCCGAACTGACACACCTTGCGCTATAGACTTTTATACAATTCCGTACACAAATAGTCAGTTAAAAATATATGTTCCAGATTCGGCAATAGAGACATATAAGACGGCAACGAATTGGAGTTCCTACAAAGATATGATTGTCGGTTGGAGCGAGTTAACGGACGAGGAGAGACAGAAGTATGGATTAACAATATAAACGATTAGGATATGAAGATAGACAAAGACAACGACAAGCACATCATCGCTGATGATGGCAAGACGTTCGAGCGCATCGCAGATGGCACGAACTATGGAAAAGAGATTTATCTAGGGTATTCGTATTTCATTGGTGGGGAGAAGCTGGACGTTCCCCACCTTGACACGCCCGAGGACTTCCGAGAGGTTGACGAGCCAAAGGAAGATGAACAAAAAGAGAACAGAGATGAATGACAAGGAGAAAGAACTATGGCGAGTTATAGACAACGTAATCAAGTGTTGCGCCATTGAACTACCGAACGGAGAGTTGAGCATTACGAGAGAAGACGTTCTCGGCAAGTCGAGAGCAGAAAACCTCGTAATGACACGATGTATGGTCGTTGAGCAGATGATACACGCAGGATTCAGCATAACGACCACTGCGAGTATTAAACCGCACCGTTTCAGCTGTGAGACATCTTTGCAAGATGGCTTACACCTATATCAGCACGTCTCGAGTTTATCGACTTGCCACGGCACAAGCGACCCTTCTAAACAAGGACGTAGAGCCGATTTGTGTTTAATCAAAAACAAAAAGAAAATAACCACAAGCGTTCTTTGACAATAATTCGATAAATACCAGTGTACTAACTTTTTGGAGCGAGCCAAAAATCAGAGTAACTTTGCAGCGGATTCCAATATTTGGTTTCCGTAACGTAATTAACTCAAAATTTTATGGCAGACACAATCGAGAAAGTTTATTGCACTGGGGACGGTGGCAATGACAACCTGGCAGCAGCCTTGCTCGCTAGAGGTAGAGACAATGATCCAGCAACGATGCTGGCAGCAATGAACGGTGGTATGGGCAACTGGATGAATAACCCGTTTGCCTATATGATGATGATGGCTTGGATGCGAGACTGGAATAACCGTGGCGGCAATTTGCAGGACACGGAATTGCAGAATCAGATTGCGAGCCTTCGCACACAGATGCAGGACGGCAATAATACGGCTCTCCTGATGGACGCAGTGAAGGGCAACGGTGTTGCTCTTGGTCAGCTGGCGCAGAATCTTAACTGCGATATGAACCAGCTGCAGAATGCAGTCTGTGGCGTGCAGGCAGCAATCCAAGATGTAGGCGGCAAGGTTGGTCTCAGCGCAGAGCGAGTAATCAACGCAGCGAACCTCGGAAACCTCAACATCATCCAGCAGTTGAAGGACTGTTGCTGCCAGACACAGCAGAACATCATCAAGATGGGCTACGAGAACCAGCTGGGGCAGAAGGACATCCAGAACTCAATGCAGCGAGGATTCGATTTCAACAACCGCAGCATAGAGCGAGGCTTCTCGGCACTCGGTTTCCAGCTTCAGCAGGACAAGTGCGACATCATCCGCTCGAACCAAGACAACACCCAGCGAGTTATTGACGTTCTCAACAATCACTGGCATCAGGATTTGCAGCAGAAGTACAACGATGCACGCCTGGAGTTGAGCCAGCAGAGACAGAACGCTGAACTTATCGCGGCATTGAAGACCACCACAACCACAACTGGAGCGTAGTAGGTCTAAACAAAATCTATCAAGGGGCAACTCGCTGTTTTATCAGTGAGACCCCTTTTTGTCTATTTATCGAATTATCTAAAAAGAGCGCATTATGGAATTTAAAAATATTCAAAGAAATCACCCGGTCTATCTGCTAGACAAGCAGACGGTGGAAGTTAAGGAAGGCAAGGTCGTAGACAACCAGCCGCACATCAACACTGGCATCGCAACCATTTCCAGCAGCGGACAGCCAATGCGAGACGTAACAATCGAGGTGGAGGGAAAGCAGACCATCTACACCATACCCGAACATCTCGGAGTTACCTTTGCAGGCGAAACCGTACTGGCAACCGATAAGGCAGACCTTCTGCCCGAAGTCGGGAAATTGGTAAATGAAGCTGATGAGATAATCAAGGCATACGAGCCAAGCAAGGAGCGGAAAGCCAAGGGCGAAGAACTTCTTGCAGCTTTGAACCCGGCAATCAAGGAGAAGCAGGAAACCGAAAAGCGTTTCAAGGCACTTGAGGGCGATATAAGCGGCATTCGTGGCATGGTTAAACAGTTACTCGACAAACTAGGATAGGAGGGCGCACAATGAAGAAAATAATCGTTATGCGCCATTCTTGCGATAGCGAGGAAGAGCGACACCAGCACCAAGAGAGCGACTTCATCCACAGCTTGCCCTACGAGAAGGCAGCAAAGGCACTCATGGGAGCCAGTGGATATGTGGCATACGTTGCAAAGCACGGCTACCACTTCACGAAACAGCTAGCAATCAAGGCAAGCGAGCAGATGAAGAACGTAGACGGAACGAGCCACCGGTGGACGGTAGACGAAATCCGGCTGGCGACAAACAACGAGATAATCTCAAAGGGCACAACCCTCGGGGATATTCTCTATTTGGCTAATATGGCTTATGCGGACTTCTACCCGAAGGTAATCAAGACCGAGAGCGACTGCGTACAGTATGCTATTGCCGTAGCCAGTGATCCGGACGGATACGAGGGTATGGCATTCTGCAGGTGGACGGCAGACATCATCGGGAAGGGTGTGACCATCGACTGGGAGAAATTGGAATAACCAAAAAAATAAATTGATATGAGCGAAGTATTTCACGATTTTCAGGTGCACCACCTTTATTTGTGCGCCCTAGTAATTTTTATCTGTTTCGCTACAATTCTGATAGCGATGACAATTGACTTGATAGCAGGCATACAGAAGGCGAAGGAACTGAATGTTGCAAGAACGTCAACTGGACTAAAGAAGACGTGCGACAAGGCGAAGAAGTATTTTCCGACATTTCTCATCGCTGCGCTTATGGACGTGGCTACGTGTGTTATCTCTCCCTTCCCTATGTTCGCCATCGCCTGGACGGTGTATCTGCTTTTGTGCGAGTTCAAGAGCATCCGCGAAAAGGCATACGAGAAGGCAGAGATACGCAAGCAAGACCGCACGATGCAGGTGATCCTGGAGAATAAGGACGAAATTGCGAAGGCAGTTGTCGAGATAATGAAAGAAGAGCGGAAGAAAGGAGGAGATAATGAGGATAACTAGAGCGCAACTAATAAAGGTAATGCCGAATGCAGGCAGCAGGGCAGACACCTATCTTCCAATCATCAACGGATGGGCAGAGCATTTCCACATTAATACACCTTTGCGAATGGCGCACTACCTCGCACAGATTGCCCACGAAAGCGGAGAGTTGAGATACACCAAAGAACTGGCAAGCGGCAGAGCCTACGAGGGCAGGAAAGACCTCGGAAACACCCAGCAGGGCGATGGCGTGAAGTACAAGGGCAGGGGATTGATACAGATTACCGGGCGAGCCAACTACCGGAAATATGCCAATTATTGCGGCTTCGATGTTGTGGGCAGTCCCGAACTCCTGGAGCGTTCTCTGGGAGCAACGAAATCCTCGATGTGGGTATTCGACACTTTCGGCTGCAATGAGTTGGCAGACCAAGACAACTTGAAGGCTATCCGCAAGAAGATAAACGGAGGCTACAAGGGACTGGTAGCCTGCGAGAAGTATTTGAAGCGAGCCAAGGAAGCCTTGAAAATCAAGGTGCTTGCGTAATAAACATATCAATCTAACGTTTATAAAGTATGGAAAATTCAAGAAAAGGGCGAAATTTGCGTTCTGTGGCGTTATTTCTCGCCATGCTTATAATTACCCCACTTTTGATTTTGGGCTGTTCCTGCGCTAAAACAGCCGCAAATAACACGGTTTATCACGACAGCACACACACCAGTGCAAGACGTGACAGCGTGAACCATCGACAGATCCACTGGCAGGACACACGACAGCACGACAGCGTATTCAGGCAGGACAGCGTGCTGGTGTACATCAAGGGCGACACTGTAATCAAAGAGCGGTGGCACAATCTTACGACCACCAGATGGAAGACAACGATCAAGACGGACACCATCGTGGGCGACATTTACACATTCGTGACCGACACCGTAAAGGTCAAGTATTACGTGAACCGATACAAGACCAAGGAGGTAGAGAAGCCAGCGAGCACATGGCACAAGATAAGATTATTCGCTGGCGATTGCGTATTGCTATTCCTGGCAATCCTTGCAGTTTGCTGGATAAAGGAGCGCATCAAGAAGAGAGTTCAATAGGTTCAATCATAATATCAATCTTTAAAAGGGCAGGAAGCGCAGGAGAGCGTTTTTCTGCCCATTTTTTGTGCGAAGAACACTTTTCATTGAGAGAAAAGGGGTAGGGGATATGAGAGTTAGATTATATTCATTCTAGCTAATGCGTGCAGGTTATTATTATATAGAGCGTGGAAAACGTACCAAAAACGACCGAAAGTGTACCAAAAACGACCGAAAGTGTACCAAAAACGACCGAAAGTGTACCGAAAACGACCGAAAACGACCGAAAACGACCGAAAATAGCTGTGCTTACGACATAAACAGCAAATAAAAGTTAAAATATTAATATCTTTCGGGAAAAGTTTTGGTAGAACCGAAAAATATTAATATCTTTGCATCGTGTTTAGGAGATAAGCACATTAAACATTCAGCAACTAAGCCCTAGGCAACACGGTTAAGCCAGAGAAAAATGAAAAAGCCAAATTCAAACATTTTAGAGTTCACTACAAAGTTCATCAACTCAAACTTCCGCATCAAGGTATTCGGACGCACAGAGGATGGCAAGAAGATAAACACACTCTTAGGAGTTAGCGGAATCTTGAAGCTCATCGGAGCAGAACTTTTCAACAAGTTCATCAAGCGAGCATTGAAGGCAGGTCTGGACGCTTGCCGCTGCGCACTCAGAAGAGGATTGGTTGTAACATTATACGCAAAGTAAGAAAGGAGGGATGAGTTATGGAAATAGCAATCAACGGAATGAAGGCGGTAGGATACTTTAAGGATGAAGACAAGTTCATCAAGCGTGGCGAGTACAAGGAGACCGAACTAGACAAGCGCAAGCGTGAGGTCGATTTTCTGATTCTCAGTGTTGGCAATCGTTGGGAGATTCGCTTTAATCATCCGGTCAACCTAAAAGAGAATCGCAGTATCAAAAAGAGCGAGTATGCGGATAATGTGTACCACGTTACTTCTAACGCTTTGGAGAAGCTAAAGAAACAATACTCTTACGAGTGTGATTTTTAATGAATATGATTACAATATCACAAGAACAGCAATGCGGAGAATGTGGCTACCATGTGTACCACTTCTCCCCAGTTTCACAAGATTACGACTATTATACGTGCAAGTTGGGGTTATGCCCAAGAACGTGCAACGCAAGTTTCTAACAATAAAACATTTTACGATTATGAAGAAGTTTTTAGTGATTCGAGAGTACATCGACCCAGTAATGACGCCAAGTGTTTATGCGCAATTTGATGATTACGAAAGTGCAAACAAGCTTGCTAAAGAGAAAAATAAGGGCACGCAATTCGTGAAATATTTGGTTTTCGAACAGAGTAAATAATGAAGATATGTTAGCACTTATAAGAGCGGAAGACCGCAAGGGAAATGTTGTCGGGATAAAAGAAATCGAGTTCGACAACAAAAAACAAAGAATGATGCAAGCAAAGGCGTTCGGGCGCAACGTAGGGGCATTTAAAGTTTACATTAACTGGGCGACTGGCATGGAGATATATACCCCTTCCGAACATTGCTTTGAGAGAATAAACAGATAACAATTTCAACAGAATTATTAACCAGCAGGGTGCAAGCCCTGCACAATTTATCAAGATATGAAGGAATACGACAAGATACCAGCACAAGCAGTGGTAGAGGTAACGACCAGCTGGGGAAGAACCTGCTTAAAAGAGATTGGGCGAGACCTCAAGGAAGGCACGGTGCTCGATGGCTATTATTATCCAGTAAGCAAGGCTTTCGACTTTAAATGGAAGGGAGAGGGCGCAATGCTGTGGATCGGGGACAACGGAAAACTTGTAAGTCTCGGAGAAGGTCAGAAGCACAAGTATATGATGCTATCCCGAATGCTATCCGATTGCAAGTACTTCCTTCGCTACCCATACTGGCGACACCTCTATTTCCCGAGCATCGCCCGGCATTGCAAGGAAATGCGCCAGTACTGGCTGGAGTTGAATATCAAGCCGGAGTGGTTATCTTATAAGCAGATCGGCAGGATTGAGCACAAGATGAACAGAATGAAAACCAAGTTGGATAGACAACTGAAGATAGACCATTTAAAAGAGACAGAAGACAATGACAGAACAAGAGTACAGAGAAGCCCTGCACGAAATCAACGTGAAGGCTGAGAACGAAAGAAGAATGCTGGCAAGAGCATTTGCTACTGAGCACAGCTCAGTTTTGGTAGGAGATTATATCAGCGACCACTGCGACACGATAAGGGTTGAAAGCTGGGAGATTTCGAAGAGAACCCACGAATACAACTCCTTGCCTTGCCTGGTATATCGCGGTATGACCTGCAAGAAGGATGGCACGCCACGAAAGAACCCGAAGAGGTGTAGCATCTATCAGTGCAACCTTTTGCGAGTAAATGGAGAACCAGTAAAGAATCACGGATATGGAGAATAATAGAAGAAACATCAAGAGAACGAAGAAGGGTGCTGGCGATGCGGTCATTCTTGATTATTTAAGAGGAGGATTGATGTATGGCTAATATATATATTACCGAAGAGGAATATGATGCAATATCTTTTTGCTCGGAGGAGATTACATCATTTGTTGAAGGAGGAGCAGAAGATGAATACGTAAAAGAAGCTGATAATGCGTTAAGGTCAATTGCATCAATTCAACGTAAGTATCGTAAAGCACTGAAGCGTGAGAATGCTCTTAAAGATGCCAAGGCTGCAGTTAAGAAGTTGCACCCAGAGTTAAAGGGAGAATTTTACAACAAGTTAGTTAAGAATGTAGCAGAACAATTAATAAACGGAGGTAAAAATGGCAAAGATTAAGAGTACCAAGAAGGGAGCAGGCAAGACGGTCAAGCTAGTTGGCATACAGATAGACAACGACCTGCTGCCTTTCCTCAACGCATTACCCAACAAGTCGCGATTCATCAATGATTTGTTGAGAAAGAAATTTTTTGGTAAATAATTTGGTGGTTTCAAAGGAAAAGCGTACCTTTGCATCACTGAATGTTTAAAGTGGTCTCCACTTATTACCCCAGCGGCTCGACTTTTTCACCGCTGGGGTATTTTTATGCTCTTTTCCCGATTTACCCCGAAATTTGCGTTCTGTGCCGCTTACGTGGTAAGCACGTAAAACTATCCCAGAAAACAATTTGAGCCGTTTCTGCGGCAAATTCGCATGAAATAAGGCTATTTTTTGTTGTACAGCACGTAATCAATAACCCTGCGGTTGGCTTCATCTACCCTCGATAGGTCTGCATTGATGTAGGTATCAGTTACCCGGACACCGAACGAGTGACCCAGCGCAAGCGACACCACGTCCTTTTGTATTCCAAGATTGAAGGCGATAGATGCCCAAGTGTGGCGAGCGTAGTACGTAGTAAGCCCTGGGCGAACCTTTGCGAGTTTCTTATTAATCATAACCGTTGCAGTGTCAACGTTCTTGAAATGCTCAGAGAAGCGAAGCAGCTTCTTTTCCCCTTTGTACTTCTCGATGATGCGGACTGCTTCTGGATGAAGCAGGATGGAGTAATGCCTGCCAGTCTTCGCCCGGTCGTATTCCAGTCTGCCACGGACGATATTCTCCTTTGTCAAGGCGAACAAGTCACGCACATTGATACCAATCAGCAGGAACATCAGCAGGAACATGTCGATCAGCTCATCACCACCAGCTTCGAAGACAGAGCGGATTTCCTCAACCGACAAATTTCGCTTTTTCGTTGTCTCAAGCCGGAGACTGTACCTGCGGAAAGGGTAGTTTTTCGTCTGCTCATTATCTATCGCCAAGTTAAAGACAGCAGCGACACAGAGCATCCTGCTGGTTCTGGTATTCCTAGACAAGCCTTCCTTTGCCATGAACGCATCGAAGTCTTCAAGCCAAGAGCGGTTAATCTCATCGTATGTAAGCAGAGCCGCTTTTTCCTTCCCGATGAAAGCTTCAATCTTTGCCCAAGTGTACTTGTATCTGTTTATTGTATTTTCTTTCAGATTCCTTCCCTCGTAGGCAATGAAGCCATCACGAAGCAGAGCGACCTTTTCCCTTGCAGGCTCGGCTTCAAGCATGATTAAGTCCCGGAGTTCCCTAGCCGTAATATCGCCACGGTATGTTTCCCTGCATTGCGCCTTCATCATCATTCTATTATAAAAATTCAGACGGTCAAGAAGGAAGTCGTTGATAGCATCACGATCCGGACGCTTGCGCACCTTGCAAGCCCTTTTATCCCATTCGTCTTTCTTGCAGTATTGATTGAGGGATATGAAGGCGGTCCCACCGTGATGGTTAACGGCAAGCCGGATGGAGAACGTACCATCCTGCCTTTTTACCCTTGTATCTAAATATAGTCTCAGTGTTGCCATAATTCCGTGCAGTATTTATTCAGTTTATTTTCAGCGTTAAGAGCCGCGATTGTGCAACATGGTGCATAATTGCTACATTTTCAAGTTATCCCAGCATTAAAGAACCCCTTTAAATACTGGGAAAACCAGTAAAGTTGTACTTAAAATCATAACGTATGTTCTAAATGATTGAAAATTAAAAACTTATGCAGACTGCTTTTTTCTTGTGCAGTTTTTATTCAGGTTTTTCACGATTTCGGACGTGAAGCCAGTCGCATAAAACTCTCCCGAGCCAAGGAGCAGCCAGTATGGGTTGATGTGGTAGTCACGGACTAGGAACTGAACCCAAGACGGACGGAAACGACCGTAATACTCGGCAGGCTCGTCTCGCAGGGACATGATGTTCCAGCGGTTGAGACCATACCGGTCAGTTATCGTCTTCAGACCGCCAATGCAACCATCAGCCTTCAGGCGGTCGATGGCAGAGAAGAAACGAATTACTATATCCACATCAGCGGACATCAGATTTTTATCTTCCATATTATTTTATCTTTTTGTAGGCACGACCGAAAACGCTTTCAAGCCTTGCCCGATGATTATTCAATCTTTGCGACCAGTCTTGCAACTGAGCCAGCGTTGGGCGAGAAGCCAGCAGCCCATCCACCTCGGAAGGGGTGAGCACTGGCAGGTATTCCTCGTAGGCGAGAAGGTAATCAATTCGGCACATTCTGCATAACTAACATTACAAGGATATATCCGAGAACAGCAGCAAAGCCAAAGTATAGATAAATCTTTGCTATCTTCTCGTTTCTTGCTATGATGTAATCATCAGCTTCAACCTCAACCTTGCGCCTAGTCAATTGATGCCCATCGTATCGTTCCCCTCTCTTGTAGCGACCATCAGCGATATAGACCGCCTGCGATGTATACTGCCAGCCATAGGCGGTATGCTTATTTTTCAGCTTTCTGTAGCCAACAATCAGCAGGACAACTCCACCGATGATACTAAACATGAAACCAACGAAACCCCAAAACCAAGCAGCACCAACAGAAGGGACTATCAGCTGGATTCCTTCATCCTCTACCTTTCCAACGCTGGAAACACGACCAGCACCACCAGCAGAAACATTCCGGTGCGGTATAGAATGAGCATCGCCATAGATATTATTGCTGACAACACGACCAGCATCCCTTCCTACCTGATTGACAGCAGAGCGAACGAAACCCTTTGCCAGTCCATTAATGAAACTTCCCATACGCTATTTATTTAAATGATTTATATTTCTGTCGTAGAACTCATTCCAAGCCTTTTTCTTGATGAAGACGTAGAAGAGCAGCAGCCCTAGGGCGACCATCAGCAGGTGCAGCGGCTGGCGAAAAACACCGAACCCGAAGGAACGCTGGAAGTCGATGCAGAATGAAATCAACACTCCGTAGGTAGCGAACGCTCGATGCACCCAGCAGAAGCCATAGGCAAGGCTGACGATGATCCAGGCGATGAAGCCGAAGAGCGAGCAGTCGAATATCCACTCCGTGAGTTTTACCCGAATGCCGAACGAGAGCAGAGTGCAGTGAACCAGCATTACAAACGCACCCACTGGAGGGATAATACCTATTATCAACCTGCTGGCTTTCCATAGCCAGCTTTTCCCGAGGGCGGCAAGAAGAATCTTCTCCTTCCGCTCTATGAAATCCTCCTCTTTCATCTTTGCTTAGAATATAGTTAATTATTTTTATCTCTGCCCGACAATGGCAAGCAGCGTTTTTACCTGACTTTGCAGGAACTCATTCTGTTCTCGCAGCAGTTTGTTCTCAGCAGCCAAGGCAGCATCACTACCTATTGACTGAGAAACGTTGGAACTGTTCGAGCCATTGACGTTTGAACCGATAACAGCCTCTTCCATCTCAGCAGGGAGGGGAGGGGCGCATCTGTCGATGATTGCCTTTATTGCAGATATAAAGTCCGATTTCAGACTTTTAGCCTTTAACTTGCCATTCAGATTTTGTGGGCTTGTGCCCAGTTCTTCAGCAACAGAAGCAAGAGATAACCCTCTCTGCTTCAAATATGTTTTCATTTCTTCACCAGTCATAGTTAATTCTAAATAAATTAAAACTAAAGTAAACAACTTATAAATATAAACACAAATGTTTGTGGGTATAAATATTTTATTGTATCTTTGCAAACGAATTAAGAAACGAGTTTAAAAACTCATTTGCAAAGATAAAGAAAATAATTTAAAATACAAATAAAATGGGAGAAAATTTTAATTATGATTTCAGAACCCCACTGCAGAAGCAGCAGGACGAAAGAAAGAAGAACATCATAGCGATGTTTGCAGATTTCCGAGCAAAAGCACCTGCCGAGACATCAGACAGCAGAATAATGCTCGCAGTATCACAGCGTGTTGGTTGCACCCAGCAGAACGTGCGTGTTATCCTCATCAAGGCTGGATTGATAACACCAAAGAAGAGACGTGCAGCCGTGCGCAAATAATCAAGTAGAACCAATTTAAACATTCAGAGCGTATGAAGAAGTTTATCGAGATTATCACAAGTGACGAAGTATTATCCCTGGTAATTGTCACCATGTTAGTAACTTTAATCTTTTGGAGGGCTTAATTATGACGAACGAAGAACCAAAGGTATTGGATGCAGGAAGATACACCATGACAGAAACCTGCAAGGTACTGGGCATCCATCGCAACACCCTGCGCAGATGGTTGCAGGCTGGTAAGATTAAGGTCAAGTTCCGCAGAATCGACAACCGCAAGGTTTTCGAGGGCAGCGAGATTAAAAAAGTCTGGAGGATTGCACTATGAGCAAGTTATCAATCAATATGCGCAGGATGATCGTGAAGTACACAGATATCTGCTGGCTTATCACTAACTGGAAGGCGAACCGCAAGACCAGAAAGCAATGCGAACTGAACAACAAGTGCTATTTGGAGGCAGAGCGAAGAATCCAGTACCGAGAGTTTGAAGGCAACCTTTGCTTGGCACTGGATAACATACCGCTCATACCACTGGACGGAATTGGCGGCAACGAGGTATTGAAGTCGTGCCGTGAGACTTTCCAAAGTTACATATTCTCTCAGAGAGGAGGTAACAAATGAGGAAGATTATCAAACAATGCGAAGAGGCAATGTACGATGCCATCTGGATGGAGTTAGACCGTGATCCACAGCGACCAGCGGTTGCTAGGGTAGACATCAAGACCAAGGCAGGCAACATCTGCGTATGGTGCGACAGAACCGGGAACACAGCGGTCGTTTCGCACAAGAATAACAACAACGACAGCGAGCGGCTGGAGGAAGCTATCGAGGGTTGCGTCAACTATCAAGACGTGATGGACGACTGGCTGGAAGAGAACAGCCAATACGCAGACCAAGACCCGATGGACGCCTTCGAGGAAAGCAGGCTCGACAGCCTTATGGCTCAACTGGTTTGATTACGATGTTAAACAATTATTATATGGCTTTCTGCAGCGGCAGGGCAAAGGGCGCACGCAAAACTTATTTTCCAAAGGTTATCTAATTAGTTGTTTTTACCATGTTATGCGGAAACGACAGCGTGCGCCCTGCAACGGAAGGGCATCCACCAGCAGGCAAGGGTGGGGTAGCAATCAACTGGGGTTCGAATCCCCAGCCTTCCACTAGAGTTAATGAACAATAAGTCGAACAATAAAAAGAACGAATTATGGAAAATGAAATTATTCAAGTAAGCGGTGGAGAAATGCTGGAAGCTATCAACCGCTCGGAGATTGACGGACAGATTGCCACAGCGCATAAGTTCCCGAGAGACATCATGCAGTGCAAGCAGAATATGGTAGCATTGGCAGCCATGGACGATGATGTAGCCTACAACTGCTTCTACCACCTAGAGCGCAAGGGCAAGGATGGTCAGGTATCGGTTATAGAGGGTCCTAGTGTTAGGTTCACGGAAATCATTTCCGCATGCTGGAAGAACCTGCGCATCGCGGGTCGCATCATCGCAAACGATGGAAAGACCATCACGGCACAAGGCGTCTGCCACGACCTCGAGAGCAACGTAGCCTACTCTGTGGAAGTGAAGCGCAGTATATTAACCTCGAAGGGCTACACCTTCTCGCAGGACATGCAGGTGGTAGTTGGCAATGCAGCCGTGTCGATCGCACAGCGAAACGCAATCTGCAAGGTCGTGCCGCAGGTATTGATTGCAAGCGTAGTGAAGGAAGTGCAGGCAAAGGCACTCGAGCACATCAAGCAGACTGGCGTACAGAGCCAGTGGAAGAGCTGCGTTGCCTGCTTCCAAGTCTACCAGGTGACAGACCTTATGCTGCTGGAATACCTGGGCAAGAAATCAGCCGAGGAAGTAACGGCAGAGGACATTCAGAAGCTGGCTGGTGTGTACAACGCCATCAAGGAAGGTACGACCACAGTGGAGGAGACCTTCAAGAAGCCAAAGCAGCAGGAAGCCATCGCACAGCAGGCGCAGGCAGCAGCCGAGAGCGCACAGAAGAAGGCAGAGAAGGCAATGAGCCGCAGCCAAGGCAAGACTGGCACAGCAGCGAAGAAGTAGTTTAGTTTATAATGTTATAGCGTTTCCCAATTAGCCGCAGGGCAACCTTCAGGGTGGGAACCTGACCAGATTATAGGGAGCCTGCGGCAACTATTAAACATTCAGTAAAAAATTATGGCAGAAAAAGAAAAACAATCAGAACACAAGAGCACCATCGACAAGTACTTTGGTAGAACCGCAGATGGTTACAAGGCATGGGTCGAGGAAAACGAGGAAGAAAGAAATTTTCTACAGATTGCAGCAGAAGATAATGGGGATATAAGCGAAGAAGGTGGCAAAGGTTTCGATTTCCATATTGCCTATTCCGGAAAAGCCGATATCCTCGCAAGTGGACTTGTGCATTCAATGAAGAGGGATGAATTCGTTCGTCAGCTTATCATTGGAGCAGCGAAAATGTATTATACCGTAAACATAAAAATAAAAGACAATGAAGCAGATAATTAAATATAAAAGCAGAGAAGAGTGGTTGCAGAACCGCTCAAAGGGAATAGGCGCATCAGAGGCAGGCACAGTACTGGGACTGAATCCCTGGGAGACACCATACCAGCTGTGGCGAAGGAAAAAGGGTATCGACCCACCAAAGGTGGAGAACTTTGCGATGGTTGCAGGACATCTGCTGGAGGATGCCGTGGCGCAGTTCTTTAAGCGGGAGAGCCACTGCCACATCATCAAGGCGAGCACGGATGACTACACCATCACGAACACCGATACTCCGTATCTGAGAGTAAGTCCTGACCGCACCTTCTGGAGAACCGGG